AATCTGGTTATGATACAACTTCATTATACACATTACAAACAGATGCACAAGGTAAACCAGAACTTGTAACTGCCGACGAAGCAACGATTGATGCAAGTGTTAATGCAGGAAACTTAGATGCAAGTAGAGTAAATCAAACACCAGACAGAGAAGGTTACAGTGGTTACTTACTTGGTGATGGTATTCCACCAAATGGAGAAGCATTTGGACATGGTATAGGTTTCCCAACAAACACAGCAAAAGGTGATTACTTTTTAAGGACTGATCTTATGCCAAACAGATTGTTTAGATTTGACGGACAACGTTGGGTCAAAATGGAAGATAAAGTACGTATGACATTATCTAATAAAGATAATAGAAATACACACAAAACTGGATTCATTAATAATACTAATTCAGGTAGCATTGGTGGAGAAACTGTACAAGAAAGACAAAGTTTAAGTAAAGCAATGAAACCAAAGGCGGATAATTAATGCAACATTTTTATGACGGACAGATAAGAAGATACATTACTCAGATGATTAGACTGATGAGTAATTTTTCTTACAAAGACGGTGATGGTAAACTTACACAAGTTCCGGTAATGTATGGAGACATTACACGTCAGGTTGGTCACATTTTAAGAGATAACAGTGAAAACAAAATTCCAAGTGCACCACGTATAGGTGTTTACATTACAGGATTAGAATTAGATAGAGATAGACTTGCAGATGCTTCATTTGTTGGTAAAGTACACTTGCGTGAAAGAGATTATGACGAAACAAATAACGAATATTTAAACACACAAGGTAAAAATGTAACAGTAGAGCGTTTAATGCCTACACCTTACAAGTTAACTGTTGCCGCTGACATATGGTCAACTAACACAGAACAAAAATTACAAATTATGGAACAGATATTAATGCTGTTTAACCCAAGTTTAGAAATACAAACAACAGACAACTATATTGACTGGACAAGTTTAAGTGTAGTTGATTTAGAAAGTGTTAATTTTAGTAGTAGGTCAATGCCTACAGGTACTGAAAGCGAAATTGATGTTGGCTCATTAACATTTACAACACCTATATACATATCGCCTCCAGTTAAAGTTAAAAAACTTGGTGTTATAACAAATATTATAATGAGTATGTTTAACGAAGACACAGGTAATGTTGACCTTGGTGCTACAATGCCAGAACTTAAACGTTACAATGATGAATTTGCTGAAGGTGTGTTTATGGAAGACAAAGACGGAACTACTGTACGTAAAGATAGTGCAGGACTTGCCATTACAGCATACAATGATTACGATTTACTTGTGTTAGGTAACACTGCACAACTTATACATAGAGGTGTTGTTGGTAATACTAACTGGAATGGTTTCTTTGAAGCATTACCAGGTACATTTAGATCAGGTCTAAGTCAAATACAATTAACAAGATTAGATATTAATCAAAGTGTTAATGGTACTGTTGCAGTTAATCCAACAGACGAAACAACATTAATTATTAATTGGGATGAAGATACTATTCCAAGTGATATGGTCCTTACTGGTTCAACAGGCGATAGAAATAAGATAGATTATATTATTGATCCACTTAATTTTAATCCAAGTACTATTAAATCAAACGGTATTAGAGTATTATTGTTAGGTGCTATTGGTAGTACAACAAATACTGATGGTGCTGATGCTTGGAAAAACAATGATGGTACAGATTTTGTTGCAAGTGAAAACGATATAGTATAATGGACTGGTACACAATGGCAAATATTGTTTGATTCAAGTACAGTATCAGACATCAAATTTGTAACTAACCTAAATACAAGCATTCAATACAAATGGACAGGTACAGAATGGGTCAAATCCATTGAAGGTGAGTACCGGAATGGAGCGTGGCGCATACAATTTTAAATAATTACTTGTATGAGCGACAAAATCAATTGCAGTGGTGCATTATTTTATGCACTAAAAACTAAACGTTTTTTATTCTTACATAGAACTCAAAGCAAACAGAACAATGTTTGGGGTTTGGTAGGTGGCCGTGGTGCTGTTGACGAATCGCCTATTGATGCTTTACATAGAGAAATCAAAGAAGAAATTGGTGCTACACCAAAATCAGTAAAAACTATACCTTTAGAAACTTTTGTCAGCACTGACGAAAAGTTTAATTTTCATACATATCTAATAGTTGTTAAAGAAGAATTTATTCCTGATCTAAATGAAGAACATGATGGTTATTCTTGGGCAAGTTTTAGTAAGTATCCAAAACCCTTGCATCAGGGATTAAGAAACACACTACAAAACAAAACTAATATTACAAAGTTGCAGACAGTGTTTGAGTTGATTGACATATTAGAGAGTTAACATGGTAAAAGTTTACGGCGACATAATGCTGGACAGTTGGATTATTGGGAAAGCCAGTAGAATTAGTCCTGAAGCACCTGTACCAGTACTAAAAGAAATTGAAAGAAAAAATAGCATAGGTGGTGCGGCTAATCTTGCACTTAATCTTAGCAATATTATTGACAATGTTTCTTTGTTTGGTGCAGTAGGTATGGACGATGAAGGGTTTGATGTTTTAAAAATACTTGAAACAACAAATAATATAGATTGTAGCATACAATCAGATGCAGAAATTACAACTACTAAAACAAGATTAGTAGGCCAACGTGGACAACACATCATGCGTTGGGATAAAGAGAAAAAATACAAAGGCAAAGCACAAGCAAGATTCCTTGAAAGTGTAAATGCAGAAGATATTGTATGTTTAAGTGATTATAACAAAGGTACCATTGGTGCACATTTAGTAGAAAAACTTAATAATAAAAAATGCAAAGTTTTAGTTGATCCTAAACAAGGACCAGAAGTATACAAAGGTGCATTTCTTGTAAAACCAAACATGAAAGAATACAAAGCATGGTTTGGAAAATTTAATAGAGAAGTTGCTTTCTTTGCAATCAAAGAACATGGTTGGAAATATCTTGTAGTAACAGACGGTGCTAATGGTATACACGTTTTAAGTGATGAATTACACTATCAACACTACAAAGAACCTGTAAGAGAAGTTGCAGATGTAACTGGTGCTGGTGATACTGTACTTGCCGTTATTGCTTATGGTATTGAAAGAGGTATGGATGTATTTGCCGCATGTAAATTAGCCTGTTATGCTGGTGCAAGATCAGTAGAACATAGAGGTGTATATGCAATACAATCAGAAGATTTAAAAAGACAGGTAGTTTGGACTAACGGAGTATTTGATATACTACATGAAGGACATTTTAGACTGTTACGTCACGCAAGATCAAAAGGTAGAAAACTTATTGTAGGTATTAACAGTGATGCAAGTACAAAAAGACTCAAGGGAGAAGGCAGACCTATTAACAATCAATTACAACGTAAAATGAATCTTGAACTTTTACCATGGATTGACGAAGTTGTAATATTTGATGAAGATACTCCCATTAATTGCATTGAAAGATATCAACCTGACTTAATTATTAAGGGTGGCGATTACACTGTTGACACAGTTGTAGGTAATGAACTTGCAGAAGTAGAAATTTTTCCAACAGTAAAAGACCAATCAACAACAAATATTATAGAGAAGATGAAAATATGAGAATTTTAGTTACAGGCTACCAAGGATTTATTGGTTCAAATGTAGCGTCATACCTAAAAGCAAAAGGACATGATGTAGAAGGCTTTCCTTGGGAGTTAAACAAGTATCCAGATGCTCAACAATACGATAGAATTATACATTTAGGTGCAATTTCAAGTACAACTGAACGTGATGTTGAAAAGATTATGCAACACAACTATGAGTACACAATGAAGTTAATTGAAATTTGTGATATGATGGGTACTTCTTTACAATATGCAAGTTCGGCAAGTGTATATGGAGAACTAACACACTTTAGAGAAGACTTAGAATTAGATCCTCGCAGTCCTTATGCTTGGACAAAGTATCTTGTTGATAGATTTGTAACACAACACCTAAATGATTTTAGAGTTAACATACAAGGCTTTAGATATTTCAATGTTTATGGTCATGGAGAAGAACATAAAGGCGATATGATGAGCCCTGTTAGTAAATTTACTAAACAAGCCAAAGAAACTGGTGTTATAAAAGTGTTTGAAAACAGTGGTAAGTTCAAACGTGATTTTATTTGTGTTGAAGACGTTGCAGTAATGCATGAAAAAATGCTTGATGTTGATAAAAGTGGTATTTGGAACATTGGTAGTGGTGTTGCTACTTCATTTTTACAAGTTGCTCAGGTTATTGCAAACAAGTATGGAGCAAAAATTGAAGAAATACCAATGCCAGAAAACATTAAGGCACAATATCAAAAATATACGTGTGCTGACAATGACAAATTAAAAGAAACTATTGAGCATAAGTGCTTTAGTGTAGGAGAATGGGTAAATGGCCAACCAAACTGATTGTAAAGTTGAATGGTGGAGCGTTGTTCCTGGACTTACTAAAGTCGAACCAATCAAAGATGCAACAAAATTCATGCCTGAATGGTTCAAACATGCACCTAAGTACTTAACTGAAGACTTTGCAGACAAAGGTACTATTAAAAACTGTCCAGGTTTTATAGATTTATATAAAAATGCCTATGTTGTACCTATGTGGTGTGACTTTCACATCAAAACAGACAGCAAAGAATTTGCATGGCACTCAAGTAACGAAAACTTTACTATGAGTTTGCATACTGACAAGCAATTTTTAGATCATGCACCGCAAAATGCCAA